GCAAGCTTTAACGTTACCATAGCTACCGGCTGTATAGATATAATAGATGGCTAAGCCTGAGCCAATTAGGTTTGCAATATCAGAAGGGAACTCTAAGTAAGGTAATCCTTTAGATGAATCATAATCTAATTTGTAACACTTTGTTCCCATTGGTTTAGTGTAAATGTAGTTAGTTCTAGTTCAAGTTGACTCAGTGTCTCTAGTGCCATCTTCTTTTACATTATATACAAATATGCCATTTTCAGCTACATACTTATTAGGGAAGTAGATACGTCTGAAGTCATCTAAGTTATTTAAGTTAATAATGTCAGAGTCAACAATAAGTCTCTGAACAGTACCTTCAATAAATCTACAAGTAGAAGGTACGTTTTTATTATTGATTGAAAATGAATCTAATTGTGTGTATGTGATTGAACCGTCGTCATTTGAAATGACCATTGCAAATTCAGGAACATTAAACTGTCCCTGGAAAGTTTCAGGATTATATGTAATAGAAACATTACCAATAGCAGATCTATAGTATCTAGGTGTATAACCACCAAATTCAGCAATTCGTCTAACAGATTCTTCCTGAGTAGCTGAAGGTAAGAATGCTTCTAGAATGTTCTTGTCTATATTATAGTTAAGATGGTCAGCTAAAAATGCTCCCACTTTTAAAAGGACAACACCAGGGTCGCTTTCATTTGAGGAGCTAGGATCTCATCTATTTGTAAGTGTCTTTACTAAATCTAATAAGTCTGGGTAAATTGACCGGAAGTCTTTATTTACATAACTTAATTTAGATAAATTCAATTCAGTATCATTCATATACATTACCTCCTATTATATACTATACACTTGTATCTAACAGAGGTATAGTGTAGAGATTCGTCTGAAAGTCAACTCTATTGAGTGCTCTTATTTCGCATAAGACAGTTGTACCGTCTGTTGTAATTGTAATGTCTTTTCTTGAGATTCTAATCTGTGGCATAAAAGTAGCAATTGCAGTATAGATTTCATCAATTAAGATGTCTTCTAAGATCATATCATTTTGGTCATATAGGAATCTTTTTAAGCCTGTTCCAAAGTAAGGATCACCAAAAAGTTCACCCTTTTCTGAAAAGAGTAAAAGCTTAAGATTCTGTAATGTAGCATCATAATCTTGCGCTAAACCTGTTTTAGTCTTTGTAACAAACATTTTTGGATATGAAATAGATTTCATATTACCTCCTTATGCAGTTCTTCTCCACATATACACAGCGATGTATGGTTGAATGTTGTTATGTGCTTCATCGTTACCATCATTTTCAAATCTAATTGTCTGAACTGATGATGCACCTGTGTGTGCTTCTGTTGGGATTTTATATTTATTCTGTATACTAGTACTTGTACTAAATACACCAGTACGGCCATAAACGTTAGTACCACGAGCCATATCGTGCATCTCTAATGTACCACTTAACTTTGGCTGTTCACCCTTGGTTAACTGATGTTTGTATTCACCACCAGTTTCACCACTAACAAAAGTTTGTGTATTAGTACCATCATTGCCTGTACCAACACCAACTAAAACTCTACCTTGACCATAAGCTTCTCAAGTAGTTCCAGTAAAGATTGTGCCTGGATTAGCAGCATTAATTGATATGTAAATAGAGCCAACAGGGTATACTTTTTTAAAAAGGTCATCATTATTAACTTTAGTAGCTAAATCAGTATTAATACTGGCTATGTTAGCATTAATTGCATTAATAGCCGCATTATAGACTTGAGTTGTAACTCTTGCTGTTAACGCATTTCACAAATCAGTTTGATTAGATAATGTCCCTTGAATGTTACCCCAATCTAAAGGAATAATCTCTTCTTTCTTATCATCTGAAGAATTGATGAACTGTAAAGCATCATAAAGATTATTAATGCTCATTTTACCGCCAAATGTTGTGCTCATTGGTAGATTGGCTGAGTTTGTAACATTGAGATTATTGAACAAACCCTTTGCATAATCATCTTGTTCTTCAGTATAAAGTCGCCCCATTATGACTGGTATGTTTAATTTAGCGTCTTCAAACGAAACATATACGCAATCTCCTTCATTGTACCCATTAAAGACTCCAGGAGGGTGACAAGATAGAGCATCATAAATAACCTCATTTCCTGTTGTATCTTCAAAAAGAGGTATTCTTACTTTATAATGATTATCGCCTTCTTCAGGCGTTTTAACAATTAAAGCTTTTGTGAACATATAATCTCCTAAATCATAAGATCGTCTTGTGCAACCCTTATTAATGAAAGAGTTGTACGGTAGCCACTTGTATCAATTGTATCTTCTTCACCAGTAATAATATACACGCCTGAGTAAAGATGTTTATGTCCGAAGAACCATACATTAATCTTTATGTAGTTCATTAAGATTGCTGGTCGTAATAAACCTCTAATAGTAATAGAAGCTTCAATAGGGAACTCAGTAACTTTAGTTCACCAAGTTTTGTCTGCTTCTTCGATGTCAAATCTACCATTAGTTAACTGAGGATTATAGATGTATTCTAATTCACCTCTTGAATTGAGTCTCTTTACATAGTCAGTAGAAGAAGCTTCTTTATTGTAGTCATAGAAGATTGACCAGTTTTGATCTGTCTTTACAGAAAAGTCTTCTATAATGTTTGCTGAAGGGTAACCTATGTCCACAACATATGAACACATACTATCTAATGATGCAGCGTTTTGTTGCAACTTTCTAATCTCAAAGTAAGGACCACCATAGGCTCCAGTCGTGTCTTCATAGGTAGCTAAGTAGTAGATATTGTTCTGAATTACAGAATCTCTTGACATTCCATTAGGAACCATATATGAGACTAAAGTTGAAATGTAATCCATAATAGGTTTATTAGTAACAGCAGGAATGTTAACAATTTGATCGTCTGAATCTATAAAGTCAAATGGGTTTCTATTCTTCATCCCATAGAAGATGTTAGTTAGTTTATAAACACTATTATTAAGTAAGCTAGCAATAATCTCACTAGGCTTACCTCTAGTAGCTCCTCAAGAAAATTGAGAAGCTAATGAAACAGCTGTATCTCCTATAGCAGTAACATTATAGGTGATAACAGAGTTTCTAATGTCTACACTTGAAGTAACGTCCGTAATCAAAGCCTCTTCATTAGCATAAACATCCTCTGGGAGCATTGAATCTCCATAAGTAAACACGATCTTTCTTGTACCAGATACTCTACTAAAGATCTTTTCAAAGAAGTTTGGATCAGAGTCTTTTGTAATAGGGTATCTAAAGTTAAGCTTATAAGTATTAACAGTACCATTAATCTTTGAGATGTTTAATGATTGTATATAGTTAGGGAACTTAGCTGAAACATTTCTTCAAATCCCATTTTTCCCAATTGCTCTCTCACGTTCCTCATACACGCCAAAAGTGTACCCGCCAATATCCACTTTTACAAATGGGGCTGATACTCTTACAGTGTCTGAAAGTAATGATCCTTGAAAGTTCTTTAATGTCATACTACTCTAATCTAATGTCCTTATATGCTGGGATATATAAGAAATTGTAGCTATCCCATAAGTTAATAAACGGGTCTTTTATCCCATTAGCATCTGCTATAATTCAGTATAAGTCAGGTCTTCCATAATAGTGAAACGCTAACTTATCAAGCGTATCTGTTTGTTTGATCTCATGAATTGAGTACTCAAAGGAACTAGCTACTGATTTAGCTAGTCCTCTGATATACTTTTGATCTATTGTGTTATAATAGTAAGGAACTGTATTATAGCGTGAAGAAAAGTTATAAGCAGTAATTGTTTTGTTAGTTAATGTTTCTCTCATACTTAATTACCTCACTGTTTAGCGTTTTTGCCTTCTTTTTTAAGTTTAGAAGTATCAGTTCCAAATGTATCTAATCTCGTAGGTCTCATACCCCAAGTTGAAGTAGGTAAGTTTGCAACATTTATGACAGTATCTTTATTGTTAGTTACCCAAGCTGACTTAGGAAGTTTAGATGTATCTACAATAGTCATTTCATTTAGACCTGCAACCTTCTTCTGAGGAATTGAAGTACCCACAGTTCTATTAGCAGTTGCTTTATTCTCAGCTATTGCGCTTAAGAATCTATTTGTAGTATTGCTAATAGTTGTCGTGTTTGAATTAACATTAGCTGTAACGTATTCTTGTCCTGAATATGACATCGTATCATACTCACCTTTAAAGATACCATCTTTAAAAGTAGCTGTAATACCTCTAAAGCCACCAACCATTGCTACAGTAGGAGCATCATAAGGGTCAACTTCTGTAATAGTTAAACCAATGGTAGCTTTTGCATATTTCCCATTATCAAGTACAGGCTTCTGGTAAGTTACACTAATGTTGCCTGAAATGACACCTCTAACAAAGATGTCTTTTCCCATTTTAACAGCGACTTGAGGTGGATCCACTACCTTTGAACCAGTTCTATATACATTATACTTAGGCAAAGCACAAGCTTGTAAGTAGTTCAATAATAGATCTATATAATCTCTATCTCCAATGTCAACAACATTGTCTTTTAAGTTACTAACACCAGTGTTTAGATCTTCCATTAAATCTCTATGTAACTCTAATGTAAAGTTAACTGTTCTTGGACCACTATTTGAGTATG